GAAAAAGCCAAGAGGATACAAACAAGCACTGGGATTTAATGGACTCGCTACCAGATGGATGGACAATCGACAAACACGCCGGCAGCCCTCTGGCTGGCTATTCGTTTGCTACAAACGGCAGCTTATTGCGCGGCGGAAAACGCGCTCTTGTGCGAGTTGCACCCGCGCAAATACCCATTATCGATGCCGGAGTGGTTGTTTCCATTTTGGAACAAACCACTTCCAGCCAGGACGAAAAGCCGAAGCCAGCACGGATTATTGATGCGCACTACGCCAAAACTGTAAACGACCGACAGATGAACCACTTGATTGACGACAGCAACAGACTCAAGCCATGCCCGTTCTGCGGCGCAGAAGCGGAAATCATCACGCTCGAAGGAGAGACGGATGACCAGAGCATCGGGGCGCAGTGCGTGCAATGCACCAGCAGCGCATGCGGGGCGGCAAGCGGCCTGATTTACCCATTGATGGACGACGTAACAGACCTGCTGCGCGAGCGCTGGAACAAGAGGCATAACGCCGCGGTAAGCGGCCGCCGGCCGAGCGAGTAACAGGAAACACGAAACAGCGTCCCGGCGGTCCGCTTGACCGCCTAGTTATGCCACGGGAGGATTGAGATGGCCGACATTACGATGTGTACCCAAACACTTTGTCCGAACTCAGGACACTGCTACAGGGTGCAAGCGAAAGCAAGTGACTGGCAGAGCATGGCGACGTTCGATTACACGATTTCTGTGCGCGGCGTCGAGTGCGACAACTACATGCCGATTTACCGCACCGTGGCGACTGACTCAACGGGGCATAACGCTACTGGGATATAGCTTAAAGCATGCTAACGCACAAAGTAACCCGCGTAGCGAAGCGGAGTCGGGTTGAGCGATGGGTTATAAGCGCAACCAAGAAACAAGAGATAACAAACCTTGCAAAGAACAGAATCGAGAAAACACAATGGCAAAAGGCAGAAAGCACAAATTAGAAGGCAACATCATTAGACTATCGACCGTCAAAAACCCATCGGCACTACACATCAAACAAGCTGCTGAACTAAAACCCGACTGGCTTAATGATGAAGAATCGGCGATATGGGATAAATTTGCGCCAAGAGTTGTAATGATCGGACGATTACAGCCCGAGTTTGCAGAGATGTTTGCTGAGTGGTGCACCGTGAGAATGCGCGTAATCAAGTGGCGAAAGTTGCTTGATCTCGAAGATTGGACTTACACAAGTGAGACTCGGAACGGCATACAGCACAAAAGCTTGCCGCAAGCGGCGCAGTACAACGACGATTGGCGAAAACTTAGGATATTGGCATCAGAATTCGGATTGGCACCTGCATCAAATAAGGGACTTTTGGCAGAGATTGAAGAAGATGACGAGTTTGATAGGTTATGAAAATTGAGCAAATTGAGATTGAATCATTGACGCCGTGGGAGAAAAACTCACGAACGCATAGCGATGAACAGATAAATCAAATAGTAAAAAGCATTGATGCATTTGGGTTTACAAATCCAGTCTTAATCGATAAAGATAACGGAATAATTGTAGGCCATGGCCGCGTTATGGCAGCAAAGCAAAAAGGCATGAAACAAGTGCCATGTTTACGCCTTGTAAATTTAAGCGAAACACAAAAAAGGGCTTATGTTATAGCTGATAATCAACTGGCTTTAAATGCCGGCTGGGATATTGATGTTTTAAAAGCAGAGATTGAAGAATTAAAAGGCGTTAATTTTAACATTGATTTGCTTGGTTTTAGTTTGGACGAACTAAATAATTTATCTATGCCTGAATTTTTACCAGGAACTGAAGAAGATCAAGGAAATTTAGACGAATTGGACCCGAAATGGATTGTTTGCCCTCACTGCGGTAAAGAGTTTGATGCACGCCAAGCCTGAATTAAAAATAGATTGGGCAACTTATAAAGCAGCGGATTATGCTTGTAAAAATTGGCATTATTCAAAATGTTTGCCATCAAGTTTGCAAAAAAGAGTTGCTATCGGAGCCTGGGAAAATAATAATTTTATTGGAGTTGTTGTGTTTGGCCATGGTGCCAATCCAAACATTGGCACTCCATATAATTTAACAATAAATCAATGTGTTGAATTAACAAGAATTGCTTTAAAAAATGAGCATATAACACCAGTAAGTAAAATAGTAAAAGTTGCATTAGTTTTTTTAAAAAAATCACAGCCAAAATTAAAGTTAATTGTTAGTTATGCAGACCAAGCGCAAGGACATCATGGCGGAATTTATCAAGCTGGGAATTGGATATATGTCGGTAGCATGAAAGGTGTTTCATCCTTAAAATATAAAGGAAAAATATGGCATGCAAAAGCATTAAGAACTTCATATCCAAATTTAAGCCATTCATCTCCTGATGTAGAAAAAATAAAAACAGGTGATAAGCATAAATATTTAATGCCACTAGATAATGAAATGCGAGCTAAAATCGCACCACTGGCAAAACCATATCCTAAGCGTGTCAAAAAGCAGGATTCCGAGTACCCCTCTGGACTGGGCGGGGCAGTACCGACCGACACGCTCCAATCACAAACTCAACAAAAAAATCATACTAATGAATGACAATGACTGCATTTTATTTATCGATGAGCAGATAGCCAAATTTTTGATTGCCGTTAAACGGTATGGCGTAGATGATATAGAGATGATTGCAAAGATAACAGGAACGGCGAAAGGCCAAGCATCAGGATTATTGCAACGAGTCAAAGCTATAGGAGCAATAAACGACAAGGGCGAAATGTCAGAGATGGCGCAAAAATGCGTAAACGCACTAATAAAAAAACGAGTAGACGAATTAAAGCAGTAGAATCAAATTCTTTAGACTCAGCAGCAAAGTACCAACGAGATGTATTAAGCGGAAAAATCGTAACTGGCAAGCTTGTCAAACTTGCAGTTGAAAGAAACGCAAGAGACTTAGAAACTGGCGAAGCGCGGGGATTATACTTTGACGAAGAAGAAGCGGAACGCGCACTAAAGTTTTTTTCTTGGTTACGGCACAGCAAAGGCGAGTTAGCAGGAAAACCGATTGAACTACAACAGTGGCAGTGCTGGATCATATCGGTTGTGTTTGGATGGTATAATCAAGACACCGGCGCTCGGCGCTTTAACACGGTTTACGAAGAAATTGCACGGAAAAATGGAAAGACAACAAAGTTATCAGGGATCGGTCTTTTTGGTTTGGTCAAAGATGGCGAAGGCGGCGCTGAGATTTATGCCGCAGCGACAAAGCGAGATCAGGCGCGAATTCTTTTTGAAGAATCTAAGCGCATGATCAAACAATGCAAAGCGCTCAGGACCAGGTTAGACAATCAGCAGCATAAAATCTATTATCCGGCAACATCTTCAAAGTTTGAGCCTTTAAGTGCTGATGCGAACAGCATGGATGGCTTAAACCCTCATTTTGCGTTAGTCGATGAACTACACGCACACAAAACCGCGCAAGTGTGGGATATACTCATATCTGCACTTGGCGCACGTCTACAGCCTATCATCTGGGCAATCACAACCGCAGGATTTAACAAAAATGGCATTTGCTATGAAGTTCGAGACTACGCAATTAAGATATTGCAAGGCATCATCGATGATGATTCATTTTTTGGGATCATTTACGCGATTGATGAAGATGATGACTGGCAAGATGAAAGCGTATGGATTAAAGCAAATCCGAACTTGAACATATCTGTAAATCTCTATTATTTGCGAAATCAAGCAAAAAAAGCGGCCATAATGCCGTCGGCGAAGGTAAATTTTTTGACTAAGCATCTAAATGTTTGGGTTACAGGTGCAAGTCAATGGTGCAACATCGAGCGATGGCTTGCATGTGCAGCCGATTATGATCAGAATAAACTCGATACTGAAGAGATCGAAGCCGTTTATATCGGACTTGACCTTGCGCAAATTTCAGATATAGCAAGCGCAACAGGTGTTTGTGTGATGAAGTCGGGCGAATGGCGCATTATCGGCAAGCACTATTTGCCTGAAGATTCAATTGAAGAGAAGTATAGAAAGACAACAATTCCATTTTATGATTGGGCTGAGCGCGGATTTTTGACGCTAACGCCTGGAAATGTTATTGACTACAATTGGATCAAGGCAGACTTGTTAGCGTGGCTTGAGACGTTGCCGATTAAAGAGATACCTTTCGATAGATACAATTCATCGCAACTTGTCAATGATATGCTAGAATTGGGCGCACCGATGGTATCAGTTGGTCAGGGGTTTGTAAGCATGTCACCAGCTCTAAAAGAATTGGAACGAAGATATTTAACAGGACAGATTAAGCATTGCAACGATCCAGTTTTGAATTGGGCTATGAGCAATGTTGTTGCTGTCCAAGACCCCGCAGGGAACATCAAGCCAGATAAAAGCAAATCATCAGAAAAAATTGATCCGGCGACAGCGCTAACGATGGCAGTAGGGCGCGCAATGCTTGCAGACACCGCACCAGATTTTGATTATTTCCTCTCTAACCCGATATCAATTTAATGTCAATATGGCGATTTTTTAGGTTTGGACAATCGGCAGCTTTAACGAGCAGGTATGGCCGTCAGGTTAGCTACCCAGCCGAGATCATCTTAGACAATCAACGAAATGTCGGCGTTGATGGCGCAATGCAAATTGCTACAGTTTGGCGGGCAGTCGAAATCATAGCAAAAACTCTCGCAACACTTCCAATAATGGTCTATACCAGGCGCGGCAATATGCGCGATATAGCGCGAGATGAAAACCTGTGGAGTTTGTTACATGACAGACCAAACCCGCGACAAACTCCGGTTGAGTTTTGGATTGCCATGCTGCTTAACTACCTGTTACGCGGGAATGGTTACGCAGAAATCAAGCGCAATGTTAGAGGCGTGGCAATTGCGTTAATCGTTTTGCCTGCTGATCAGGTGGACATGGAAACGCGCGAAGATGGCAACGACGTTTTCCATTTCACGACCTGCGAAACGGTGCGTGAGATATCGGCAGACAACATCTTGCACATAAAGGAAATGACAGGCGGATATATAGGCATGTCAAGACTTGAATATATGCGATTGTCAATGTCCGAGTCAGTTAACGCGCAATCGGCGGCAAATGGCATGTTTGCCAGCGGTGGCAGAATGAGCGGCGTATTATCGCCAGCAGCCACAATGAATAAAGAACAATGGTCGCAATTGCAAGATAGGGTCGATGAACTGACAAAGAACCCGCGTCAAATTCAAGTTTTACCTGGCGATTTGAAACTTTCACAAATAAATCTCTCTCCTAACGATATTCAACTTTTGACCACTCGACAATTTACGGTTCAAGAAATTGGAAGGTGGTTTGGCGTTCCGGCTATCTTGCTAAATCAGACAGAAAACACGACAACGCTGGGATCATCAGCCGGTGAGATCATAGAATCGTTTGAAAAACTGACACTTAGACCGATCATTGTAAACATCGAGCAAGCGATACGGCATCGGATTATGACACCGGCAGAACGAATCAAGCTTGACGTTGAGTTCAATATGGATGGGTTGCTGAGATCATCATTAAAAGACCGAATGGAAATTTACGCTAAAGGCGTTCAAAATGGCGTTTTAAATCGTAATGAGTGCCGTCAGTATGAAAATATGCCAGCTTACGACGGCGGCGAAACTTTTACAACGCAGTCAAACCTAATTCCAGTGGACAAGCTAGGCCAAACAGTAAGCACGGGCGGCGGCGAATTTAACGAACCTGTGAGGCAATAATGAAATCATGGTACTCAATCAAAAACAAAAGCAACGCGGCAACTATAAGTGTTGAAGACGAAATAGGGCTTTATGGCGTATCGGCAAGAGACTTTTTAAACGATGTGCGTAACATCACGGCAAGTCTGATCAAACTAAATATCCATAGTCCAGGTGGAAATATGTTTGATGGCTTTGCAATGTACAACGGGTTAAAACATCACCCTGCGACAGTGCACGGAAGCGTAACCGGGTTGGCCGCAAGCGCGGCAGCAACGGTTTTGATGGCCTCAGATTATATTGAAATGCCAGAGGACAGTTTTTTGATGATCCACAACGCGCAAGGCGGCGCGTATGGCGAAAAAGACGAATTAAGGGAGATGGCCGATTTAATGGAGAAGATGGAAAAGCAAACAGTTAACATTTACTCGAAAAAGTCAGGACTGGAAGTCGAAAAAGTCACGGAATTGATGAACGAATCAACATGGATGAGCGCACAAGAGGCGCTAGATTACGGATTTATCGACAATATTACAGGCAAAATTGGCGTACAAAACAACGCTAATTTGTTTGAAAATCACTTTAAAACTATGCCTTTTATGCGTGAAAACGGCATAAAAAGCATTGAAAATGAAAGAGAACTAGAGAAATTCGTGAGAGAGTCAGGAGTTTCAAGAGAAAAAGCAACAGTGATTGTTGCCGCGTCAAGAAGGTTGTTTCAGAGAGAGTCTGAAGCGCAAAATGACACAAACTTAATTGAGTTATCTAACAGACTCGACACATTCAAACTTCCAGAGAGGCTTATTTAATGGACACTTTAGAGATTGGCAAAAAAATTGATGCCATTGAAAATAAAATTAACGACTTTGCGGATAAGGCAGCAAAAGAAATTGCTGAAAGCGGCAAAGTTTCAAATGAAACACAGAACGCCATTAACGCATTTGGCGAAAAACAGAGAGAAATTGCAGACCGTTTGTTGCTGTTAGAGCAAAAAGGCGTGAGCGGTGGTGGTTCTGCTCAGGATTTAGATAATTCATGGGGCCGTCAGTTTATCAAGTCTCAGCAATACGATAATTTTGTAAGCGGTGGTGCACAGCGTGCGCGTGTCGAAGTGCAAAACAATACGCTCGTTGGCTCCGATACCAACGTAGCACCAGACAGGAAGCCTGGCGTTGTCCCTGGTGATTTCCCAATGCTGACGCTTGAAAGCTTGTTTCCTTCAGCGCCAACAACTTCAAACGCGGTAGAGTTTACAAAAGAGGCATCCTTTACAAATTCCGCTGCTGAGGCATCAGAAGGTGCAGCAAAAGCGGAATCCGCTTTGACTTGGTCATTGGTCAATATGCCGATTTCGACAGTTGCGCATTGGTTGAAAATCTCAAAGCAGCTTGCAGCAGATGCACCAGCACTAGCAGCTTATGTCAATAGCCGCATGGTTTACGGCGTTAATCGCCGCGTTGAGACTCAGCTTGCTGTCGGAGACGGTACAGCGCCAAACATCAGCGGTATTTTTGATACCGGCAATTTTACAGCACACGGATACGCAGACGCAGCGCTCGGTTCAGTGCTGAAAAAGTTGGTCTTGATCAGAAAAATCATGGCCGATTTATGGTCTGCCGGATATATGCCTGATGCAATCATCATGAACCCGGCTGATGCCGCTCAGATTGACATTGATGCGATGGTGACTACTTCAAACGGCATTCAGGCGCTTGCAGTTGATTCAATGGGCGTTACTCGTTTTAGAGGTATTCCCATTGTTCCTTCAATCGGCGTCACGGCTGATACTTTTGCTGTTGGTGCTTTCAATCAAGCTGGCATTATTCACAATCGGTCAGGTGTCGTTGTTGAACTAAGCGATTCTGACGGAGACAACTTCCAAAAGAACTTGGTAACCGTTCGTGCTGAAAGACGCTTGGCTTTGGCTATTGAAATCCCGGCGGCAATTCGCGCTGGCGATCTCACGCCGGCATAGTTTT